TAGATCAACTAGCGAGCGTATTAACGGGCAATTAGACTAGAAGGTAAATAATTTTTTGAATATAATCAAATTATTATTTACCCGAGGTTCTGATGGCCAGCCCCATGAGCGATTATTCCCAATCGCAGGATACCCGCGATTTTCTAGGGATTACAAGAAAAAGATCGCTAATGATGATCGCCTGGAATTCCACCAAGACATCATTCAGACTTCGGTGAATCTTATGAGAGAGCCTATCAGCTCTGGAATACCTATTACGCTGAAGCATACAAAGACCTTTCCTACTACCTCGGGAATCAGTGGTCTTTGGAAGAACTGGCGTATCTTAATAATCAGCGTCGATCTTCCTTCACATACAATAAATCCGCCGAATCATCAATCTCATTCAGGGATATCAGCGCAAAAACCGACTTGCGACAATCATCTCTCCCGTGGAAGATGCTGCTGATCTCACAGCAGATATTTTCACTGATACCATTCAGCACGTCATGGAATCAGCGGATGGCTATACGATCATCTCTGACGCTTTTAAAGGCGCTCTTACAACTGGCATCTCCTTCGTCTCTCCGTACATGGATTACCGCTCCGACCCTATCTCTGGAGACGTTAAATTCCACCTGGATGAATGGAATGCGGTAATCCTAGATCCATTCTTCACAAAGAAGGATCTTTCAGATTGTAGCTTCGTTGCTCGCAGAAAATTTCTCTCCCGCACCGAAGTAATCTCTCTCCTTCCCGATAAAGAGATAAAATCAATGTGCTACCTTGGGGATCGAGAGATGATAAATTCACTTATATGCCTTATGCCCGCCAATGGGGTATGCAGAAGTTATTGAATTATACAGAATATTGGCGCACTCGCTGGGAGACAAAAGATGTTCTGGTTGATATGGAATCAGGGAAACAAAAGAATGGAATGGAGACCGCAAACGCCTCCGTATGTTCCGTGAGGCATTCCCTCAATTGAGATCGTCGCAAACCAGTTAAAAGCGTGGAGCTGGGGATTATCGTAGAAGGAGAACTCCTCTATTACGGAAAAGACCCAGGCGGCCTTAATGAATACCCATGGTTCCATTCCTCTGCACATTTGAACCCTCCTATGATCTATATACCTGGAAAATTCAATCTCTAGTCCGCCTCATTCGTGATCCGCAGACAGAACTCAATAAACGTCGCTCGAAATGGTCGATATCATCGACGCTCAGCTGAACTCTGGATGGATCGCAAAAACAGGCGCGGTCACCAATAACGCTTCTCTCTTCAAGTCAGGTAATGGTCAGGTCATCTTCCTCAAGCCGGAAGCTCAAATGACCGACATCCAGAGAATCGAAGCTCCAGGCATCCATCCCTCTTTATTTCAGTTAGAGAATGAGTTCAACAAGGACATGATCGAGAACGTGGTATCAGCCCAGAAAATCTCGGTATGGCAGAGAATGATAAAATCGAAACAGCTGGTATCCTCGCTAAAATGCGTCAGGCAGCAGGTCTCGTCAATCTACAAGATATCTTCGATGGACTCCGCGATTCTCAAAAGCTCTTAGGTCGAAAAGTCCTCAAATTGATCCAAGCCAATTATACCCCAGAAAAGATCCAGTTAATCACCAAAAAGCAGCCAACTCCTGAATTCTATTCCAAAACCTTCTCTAAATATGATGTGGTTGTGGAAGAAGGCGTACTCACAGATACTCAGCGCCAATCTCAATTCGTACAGCTGACTGCTCTAAAAATGATGGGAGTCGATGTCGATGATGCGCTTATTATTAAGAATTCTAACCTCCACAATAAAAAAGATCTACAAGATCGCCTCGAAGCCAAAGCGAAGATGGCACAGCAGGTTCAAGACATGCAGCTCCGTCAGCAACTTCAGCAGCAAGAGACCGTCACTAACTCTCTTAATGCTAAAGCTCAGAGCGATCAAGCCCTTGCAGCCGAACGACTCAATAAAGTCCAGCTCGACGCAGCCCTCTCCGCAGAGCGTATCTCCAGAGCAGAAGAAGACCGCACCAGCGGAGTCCTCAACCTGATTAAAGCCGTAAAAGCTTGAAGGTTAGATATATCTAATCTGATGCGAAAATTCAAGTTTTACGGCTTTAATCAGGTTGAGGACTCCGCTGGTGCGGTCTTCTTCTGCTCTGGAGATACGCTCTGCGGAGAGGGCTGCGTCGAGCTGGACTTTATGAGTCGTTCGGCTGCAAGGGCTTGATCGCTCTGAGCTTTAGCATTAAGAGAGTTAGTGACGGTCTCTTGCTGCTGAAGTTGCTGACGGAGCTGCATGTCTTGAACCTGCTGTGCCATCTTCGCTTTGCTTCGAGGCGATCTTGTAGATCTTTTTTTATTGTGGAGGTTAGAATTCTTAATAATAAGCGCATCATCGACATCGACTCCCATCATTTTTAGAGCAGTCAGCTGTACGAATTGAGATTGCGCTGAGTATCTGTGAGTACGCCTTCTTCCACAACCACATCATATTTAGAGAAGGTTTTGGAATAGAATTCAGGAGTTGCTGCTTTTTGGTGATTAACTGGATCTTTTCTGGGGTATAATTGGCTTGATCAATTTGAGGACTTTTCGACCTAAGAGCTTTTGAGAATCGCGGAGTCCATCGAAGATATCTTGTAGATTGACGAGACCTGCTGCCTGACGCATTTTAGCGAGGATACCAGCTGTTTCGATTTTATCATTCTCTGCCATACCGAGATTTTCTGGGCTGATACCCACGTTCTCGATCATGTCCTTGTTGAACTCATTCTCTAACTGAAATAAAGAGGGATGGATGCCTGGAGCTTCGATTCTCTGGATGTCGGTCATTTGAGCTTCCGGCTTGAGGAAGATGACCTGACCATTACCTGACTTGAAGAGAGAAGCGTTATTGGTGACCGCGCCTGTTTTTGCGATCCATCCAGAGTTCAGCTGAGCGTCGATGATATCGACCATTTTCGAGCGACGTTTATTGAGTTCTGTCTGCGGATCACGAATGAGGCGGACTAGAGATTGAATTTTCCAGGTATATAGATCATAGGAGGGTTCAAATGTGCAGAGGAATGGAACCATGGGGTATTCATTAAGGCCGCCTGGGTCTTTTCCGTAATAGAGGAGTTCTCCTTCTACGATAATCCCCAGCTCCACGCTTTTAACTGGTTTGCGAACGATCTCAATTTGAGGGAATGCCTCACGGAACATACGGAGGCGTTTGCGGTCTCCATTCCATTCTTTTGTTTCCCTGATTCCATATCAACCAGAACATCTTTTGTCTCCCAGCGAGTGCGCCAATATTCTGTTAATTCAATAACTTCTGCATACCCCATTGGCGGCATAAGGCATATAAGTGAATTTATCATCTCTCGATCCCCAAGGTAGCACATTGATTTTATCCTCTTTATCGGGAAGGAGAGAGATTACTTCGGTGCGGGAGAGAAATTTTCTGCGAGCAACGAAGCTACAATCTGAAAGATCCTTCTTTGTGAAGAATGGATCTAGGATTACCGCATTCCATTCATCCAGGTGGAATTTAACGTCTCCAGAGATAGGGTCGGAGCGGTAATCCATGTACGGAGAGACGAAGGAGATGCCAGTTGTAAGAGCGCCTTTAAAAGCGTCAGAGATGATCGTATAGCCATCCGCTGATTCCATGACGTGCTGAATGGTATCAGTGAAAATATCTGCTGTGAGATCAGCAGCATCTTCCACGGGAGAGATGATTGTCGCAAGTCGGTTTTTGCGCTGATATCCCTGAATGAGATTGATGATTCGGCGGATTTTATTGTATGTGAAGGAAGATCGACGCTGATTATTAAGATACGCCAGTTCTTCCAAAGACCACTGATTCCCGAGGTAGTAGGAAAGGTCTTTGTATGCTTCAGCGTAATAGGTATTCCAGAGCTGATAGGCTCTCTCATAAGATTCACCGAAGTCCTGAATGATGTCTTGGTGGAATTCCAGGCGATCATCATTAGCGATCTTTTTCTTGTAATCCCCTAGAAAATCGCGGGTATCCTGCGATTGGGAATAATCGCTCATGGGGCTGGCCATCAGAACCTCGGGTAATAATAATTTGATTATATTCAAAAAATTATTTACCTTCTAGTCTAATTGCCCGTTAATACGCTCGCTAGTTGATCTA